CAATGCTGAACTTTAGCCACACGGAAACTACATATTAGACCGTGCCTGACTCTTACTGGGAACTCCATCCCTGCAAGAGCTAAATGAGAATAATAGAAGAAATAAATTAACTGGACCGGCGGATTCCCTTGACCATCGCTTCTCGGAGCGCTCCTTCAAGTTGTTGATCGTACATGCCCGTCATGAACTTGAGAATTTCATGTGTGACCACTTCTTCATCTCTGGTTTCTGCCAGTGATAGATAGCGGTTACGTTTGATTAACTTCTCCGGATCTACGGGCGTGACCTGGAGACTCTTATAAGTCTTCGGGTTCCACATCTTCTCGTTCTTTCTCAAGATCCTTTGTCTCATGACGTCTTTCTGTCGTACACCTTTTTTTCCCTTTTTCGGGGGTCGAAAGATGTCCGTCAACTTGATGTTAGAGTCGGATAAGAGATTGACAATAGTAGATGTGATCGCACGATCATACCGCCTTCCTCCTACGGTGTCTGGAATCGTCTCGACCTTGACCGCAGAGGGCCCCACTCGCTTTGTGAGTTCTTCCTCTGCCAGATCCCACATCATCCAAGTCTTTGTTTGATTGTAGGGATTGGAGGGTCTTTTTTGCTTCCATCCGCTGAAGATTTTGTTGACGACCTGACGATCGACAACCGAGACTTTACCTAGTGTGTAGGGTGTGGTCAGACCCCACCCTCCGAGCCATTCGGGGATATACCAAGGGAGTTTCCATCGAGTCATCGCTTCTTTGTTGTAGCGAATAAATTCTTTGTGAATAAACTCCTCCGAGACAAGCCCCTTGCCTCTCTCCACACTGTCTCTGTATCGTTGTCCAAAGTCAGATTTTCCCTTAATTGTGCCGATTGAGTAGTAGGGTACGGGTTGTATTACTTGTACCATCTTCTTCTCCGCTAAGACGCCCGTGGGTTTGATAACCTCACGTTCGCCCGCTCGGAAGAAGAACCTGCTATTCATGTTGATCACCTTCCGCGATGTGAACACCTTCCCCTGACTGAGTTTCAGTCCGGTAAGAGCTGTGAAAGTGGCATGGTCTGCGAACACCCCTTGTCCTCCCTTGATGATGATATCGTCACCATTGATGGCCATGGGTAGATTCCTCAGTCCTGTCCTTTGTCCTCCTCGGGCCTTCTCGAGTACGACCCTATTCACACCTGCGTTGATTATGCACAGTATCGGAAAACTGGTAACACTTCCCATGAGTTGTCCCCGTGTCTGGGGCCGTGAGGTTTCATCCATCACCACATTGTGTTGTGTCAAGGTCTTCTTGAAGAGTTTCAGAAATGACTCTTTGTCGAGACTTAGATATCCACCTTGTGTGTAGACTTTCTCCGCGACACACTCTGCGACATATTCGGAGCACCAGGAATAAAGATTCCCTGTTGCATTCTGATAGTCACTCGAGATGTACAACTCATTCTCTGCCAGTTTCTGACCGAGTCGTCCTTGGACATACTCCCAATCGATGGGCTCTCCTGTGAGCTTGAACGTGTCGTGGTTCCTCAGAACACGGTGCATCCAGGTTTGCAAGGGTTTGAACAATGTCATAAGATATGGATCCATCTTACTTATGACTCGCACCTTGAGGGGTTCATCCAGTCCTACCAGAACGGCATTCGGAAGGTCGTCACCCAGGAAGTTTCTTCCCGGTTTACCACACATCTGAATGCACAGTTCCAGTAGGTCCTTGTAGAATCTCTCCTCCAGGTCTTCTGAGAAGATTGCGCGTCTTACCTCTTTTTCGAGGCCCGGTCTATCGTAGCCCGGATACGCCATGTCTTTTCTCATCTGGTCCCATCGTGCGTTGTTCCTCTCCAAGAAAGCTTCTTGGAGCTCCCTCTTGAGCCATTGACTCTCAGTTTCATCGATTTCCTTATATGTCCTATCGAAGTCTTCAGCTTCCTCCATTAAGGTCCTTTCCATCCGTTCATTACCTGTCACCACATATCCACCAGGACGTCTCAGTAACTCAAACTCAGGTTCAGACAGTAGTGTTGCAACACTTCCACCCGCTTCATTGTTATCAATGTAGTTGGCCGAGGTGCTCGGCATGATTGCCTTGAACTGCACGGGTCCAGCTGTTCTGTACAGCTCGTCAACCGTCCTCCTGAGTCCTTCTCTTATGAGGAGAAGATTCTCGAGTTGCTTGATAGAACCCCTGGCCTGAGCTAGGCCGGGATGCTCTTTCGTCCAATCTGTGGGATCTACCCAATCTTCCATGTCCGCGACCTGTCCTTGAAAGGTTTCGAGGAGATCCTCGTAGTCTTTCGGATTAACCGTCTCGGGTAGCCCGTAGGGTTCACGTGTGAGTGTGTTGAATTCCTCTTCCACACTCTCCTTGATGAACTTCGCGGGTACGCTGGGGCACGCTTGCTTCAGCGATTTAAAGGATTGGAGTAGGCTCATCT